TATTTAATATCATCTATTTCTCATATATTTTCTGATGAATACACACAACAATTAGAAATTAAAAGCAATTCTTTTAAAGAAAGTTTAGATACAATTATTGAAGTAGAAGAAACAAAAGCGAAAGAAGAGGTTGTATAATGAGACATGACGAATTTATGGGCGGAAAGTTTGAGTGGTTTACTGGTATTGTAAAGGTTATCGAGGACCCTAATGGATTAAATAGAGTGAAAGTTCATTGTCTTGGATTCTATGATGGAGTAGAAGATACAGACTTACCATGGGCAACTGTTATGATGCCAACAACATCTGCTTCAATGAAAGGCGTAGGTGGTAATCATCATTTAGAAAAAGGTTCATGGGTCGTAGGGTTCTTTAGAGATGGCCCGTCAGCGCAAGATCCGATAGTAATGGGTTCTATTGCGACACAGACTGATGGTGTACAAGATATTCCAACAGAATCGTCAGTAGAGAATAAAGTATATAAGTCCAAAGCAGGACACTTAATAGAAATTGATAATACCAGTGGTGCTGAAACTTTAAGAGTCACTCATTCTAAAGGTGCAGTAATACAGATTGATAAAGATAACAACTTGACTATTACTAACAGTGGTAATACAGTATTAACTTCTATAGGTAACATAGACTTAATATCTTCGGCCAATATTAATATAAAAGCACCGGGCCCGATTAAAATAACATCAGCAACTAAGACTACGGTTGTATAATGACTGCCCCTTCGTTATCATTACCTCCGTTTGAATGTGAAGCTACTTTATTACCGAAGCCAGCAAATCTTTCTAACTTTTTCGGTGGTCTTGCAGCGTATCCAGAAAAATTAAAAGCATTAGCAGTTACTACTGCAAAGGGCGAAGCTGCAGAATATATTAAAATAGCAGAAGATATACAAGCACAGTTGGATAGTATAAGACCATTACTTGATAAGTATGACCCAAAGAATGTAAAGTTTAGGTCACCAGAAAAAGAATGGGACATTATGGTAAATCGGTTAACTACTGAATATCCCATGTATGTTCAGACTGAAATTCTAGCATTAATTAAAAGTCTAGTACCTATTAATTTAAATATAACTGTTATGGGTATTACTTTTGATATAGTAGCAGTATTTACTGATCCATCATCTATAAAAGAATCTATAAAAGAAGAAGCAGATAAACTGTATGAAATGTTACCAGATGCATATAAGAACTATGATAAGTTTGAAACAAAAGAATTAAAAGCTGATGCAGTGTGGAACTATATTAGAACAGAAATGAAAAAGCAAATGAATCTGTTAATACATGGTGGTTTCGGTGCACTTATAAGCAAATTTGATACAATATGGAGTGCATTAGGGTTACCTTCATTACCTGCATTACAACAAATTGATATAGAAGCATTAGTAAAAGATAAGACTGCGGCAGAATTAAAAGCAATATCTGTCTTTGGGTTTACTTTAGAAGATTTATTAGGGGGTGAAATAACTAATAATCTACAGATAGATGATTATGATAAAGAACGATTAAAAGAAAAAGCAAGGCAGTTTGCTGAAGAATGGCAAACATACTTACTTAAAGAATGGATGCAAACTGTGACTAAATTCTTTTCAGCTATAGGACTTGGAGCATTAACACAGTGGACTTCATTTAACTTTTGTCAATTCATAACACTGATAGGATTTAATCCCATTACAATAACTCTGCCATCTTCTATAAATACAGTAACTCCTGCCGCAGGATTAACTTTACCAACACTATCGGTAGTAAGTAACGATACTTCAGGTTTATATGAATTTACCACAGTACAGAATGAGAATAATATATTTACACCAGCTAGAAGTCTCCCCATTACTGGTAATCCAACTGTAATTTTGGATAATGTTGTACTTACAGAGACAGATGATTATAATTGGGCAGGTACTGGATTATCTCTAGTTGCTCAACCATTGGCCGGTAAGAAATTACTAATCATAGAATAAAAAGGTATAAATACTAATATGGCAAGTTCACCAAAAATATTATCCGATAAAAGTATATCAGGAAACCTAAAAAGGGCCAGAACTACTTCCAGAATAAAAGGTTGGAAGGACTTAGATCTGTCTTTAACTTTACATCCAGTTAGAAAAGATATAGTACCTTTAAAAGATGATAATGCTATTAAGAACTCTGTGAAGAATTTATTAATATCAAATTTTTATGAAAGGCCATTTAGTAGAGATAAAGGCGCTAATTTAAAAGCACTTCTTTTTGAGCCCGCTGATGCCATAACAGAAATTGCATTAAGAGATAATATTACACGAGTACTAAATAAGTATGAACCTAGAATAACTGTACTGCGGGTAAGAATTTTACACGAAGTAGATTCCAATAGTTACAATATTACAGTAACTTTTAAAATAAAAGAATACGATACAAATCAATCAGTAGAAATCGTATTAAGAAGATTGAGGTAACCAATGGCAAGTAATTTAAATGTAACTGAACTAGATTTTGACCAGATAAAACAAAATCTAAAGAACTACCTAAAAACACAATCAGAGTTTAATGATTATAACTTTGAAGGTTCGGGTTTAAGTACCCTATTAGATGTTCTCGCCTATAATACACATTATAATGCAATGGCTGCTCATTTTTCATTAAATGAAGCATTCTTGGACTCAGCACAAATACGTGGTAATGTAGTCACAAGAGCTAAACTTCTTGGTTATGTGCCAAGATCGGTTCTTTCACCTAGGGCGGCAGTTAATATTACTATAGATGTTACTAATGAAGTTGGTACTCTACCTGATACATTAACTATGCCAAGAGGCACAAAATTAACTAGTTCTGTAGCACAAAAACAATATCAATATGTTACTTTGCAAACTCAAACTGCAGATTTGACAATAGATTCTTCTACTAATCCTGTCACTAAAAGCTACATATTTACCAATGTTTCTATAGCACAAGGCTACTATAAATCATTGAAATATCGTGTTGATAATGATATTGAAAATCAGAAATTCCAAGTATCAGATTCAGATGCAGACACAAGTACTTTAAGAGTCCGTGTCCAAGAAAATGAACAGTCTAGTTCGTTTGATATTTATACTAGATTTGAAACATTACTTAATGTTACTTCAACATCACAAGTATATTATCTACAAGAAAATAATTCAAACTATTATGAAATATATTTTGGAGATGGTGTTACAGGTAAGAAACCNTTAAATAATAATATNATCACATTGGATTATGTTTATACNGATGGTGNTGAATCTAACGGCGCTAATGTATTTTTAATGTCNGANTCTGTNGGAGGTTTNGGAAGTTCATCNGTAACCACAGTATCCGCAGCTGCAGGTGGAGCAGTACAAGAAACNTCTGAATCAATACGATTTAATGCTCCTCTTACATTTACATCACAGAATAGAGCGGTTACTTCTGATGATTATAGAGCAATCATTCAAAGAGAATTTACAAATATCTCCTCTATCTCATGCTGGGGTGGTGAAGATAACGATCCGCCTGATTATGGCTCAGTTTATATTTCTATTAAACCTATTATCGCAGAAACTCTTACTACTGCAGAGAAACAAGAGATTACTGGTACTATTCTTAAAGGAAAGAACGTAGTATCTATTACACCATATATTGTAAACCCTAATTATACTTACTTAGAATTAGATGTATTCTTTAAATATAACCCAAACCTTACAGATAGAACATCGGTAGAATTAACTTCTGTAGTAAGAGATACTATTTCTGATTATAATTTTAACCAGTTAAATAAATTTGATGGTGTGTTTAGGCATTCACAATTAACAGCTTTAATTGATAAGGCTGATCCGGCAATTCAAAACTCTACAGTAAGACCTTACATGTTTATGAATATCACTCCAAGTGTAACACAAGGTGCGAATAACTTTGACTTAAATTTCACATCACCTTTTTACGAAAGTGGTGCATCAACAGATTATATCCTAGCATCTACACCATTTAAACTTGCGTATTCAGGAACTATTGATCATTATTTTGGAGATATTCCGCTAGAAAATACAACAGATAGACAAGTAATAATTTATAAAATAGTTGATGGTAAAGATGTTGTTGTAATTAATAATGCTGGAACAGTTTCACCTGCTAGTGGTAAAATCCAACTTAATAACTTTACAACATATTCTAATGCAACTATTAGACTTACAGTAACTCCGAATTCTTTAGATTTAGCACCTAAAAGAGATCAGTTAATTGCTATCGATGCATTACGTGTTAAAATTACTCCAGCAGTTGATACTATTGCAGTATCCGGTTCTACTGGAACAATAGATTATACAACTCCATCGAGATTTAGATAATGGCTATAAAAGACCCTTCATTCTATTCTAACGATATATCTTCACAAGGTTATATTGAATCTACTGCGTCTTCTACGCGGAAGAGTAAAGAAAAATTAAGAGTCGATTCATTAATACCTTCAGAAATATTAGAAAATTCAGCAGGAATTAAACAATTACTTGAAGCGTATTACACGTTTATGAATTTGGATGAATTTATTTATCAAGAAGATGAATCTTTTACTGATATTATTTTAGATGGAAAGGTAGTATTTAGAATACCAGATCCTAATAACGAGAACGATGAATTCTTTACCGATGAACAAGGCTCTTCGTCTACTCTCTTACTAACAGATCCTTCCAAAGTCCCAGGCCAGGCAGGTTATCAACAACTATTTGCATTAGATGACTTAAACGTTAATATAAGTAACGGTAATGAATTACCTGGTTCTTTGGCTACATTAACATCAGAAGTTGGTAAAACTTTTCAAGTGCAGATGCTGGTAAATAATGCAATTAGTAACATATACAATGGGTTTACTGCAAAATTAACTACACCTGTTAAACATTGGGTCGGCCCAGGGCCATCGCACGTTTTAAATAATATTGAAAAGGCAATGGATATTGATGCTAACTCTCAGCAATTTTTAGAATTAATGCAAAAAGAAATTGCGTCAGTAATACCTAGAAGTATTACGGTTAATAAGAGAAACCTATACAAGAACATTGTAGATTATTATAAAGTTAGAGGTTCTGCAGATTCTATAGAAATATTTTTTAGACTTTTATTTAATGATGAAGTGGAAGTACAGTACCCATGGGACAAAACTTTAATACCTTCATCTGGTAATTGGGATATTGATCCTTCTTTACCAAAAGGTGGCCAATATTTGGATAATAAAGGTCAACTATCTAATGTTATTAAAATACAAGATAGTTTAAGATTCCAAAAATTCTCATATTTAATTAGAACAGGACAGAATGTATCTACTTGGGAAAATGTATTTAACAGATTAGTACACCCTGCTGGATTTAAATTCTTCGGCGAAATTCTAATGATTATAGAATTATCTAAAGCTATTATGGGTGAAGATACTATCCAAGGTGATAGATTAAACAGGTTTGTACAATCTGCTATGCCGTATTTACAACCAGGTGCTATAGGTATTGAAGATTTACCTCTACTTGTCGAAATGTTTGCTTCAGTATTTTTACCAGAGATACAAGGTAGAGTACACAAAACTGGAACAGTTAGTATACCGCAGCAATTTCTTAAAAATGGAATTATTACGGGGATTCTTGTTACAGAATCAGGTAGTGGTTATTTAACTGCTCCTACAATAACATCTGCTGATGCTGGTACTCCTTCCGGATTTACTACGGCAACTCTTGCAGCAAATATCACTAATGGTGGTGTTGGTTCCGTAACAATAACAAATGGCGGGGCTGATTATAATACTCCAGTTCTTACTGCTGCTGCTCCACCGGCTCATGTGTTCGATGGTAGTGATGATGAAGTTGGCGGAACCGGTATTGTTAATCTTACCGATAACACAATTAAATTGACTGCTCCTCAGGCAGCATCTATACCAGTTGGATCACGTGTAACATATAGTTCTGGTTCTGGAACAGCTATAGGCGGATTAGTAAGTGGTACTGTGTATTATATTAAAACAAATTCANGCACAGAAGTCACATTATCCGCTACTAACGGCGGTACAGTAATTGATATTACTGGTGTTGGTTCTGGTACTTCACACTCATTAACAGGTATTACAGCAACTTTAAGCGCAACAACTACTAGTGGTATTGTTCAGAATATAGAAATTTCTGATCCAGGTTATGGATATAGTGGAACACAAACATTAACTTTTAATGGTACTGCTATTTCAGGGCAATCTTTAGTTGCACCAGTTATAACAATAGGAGTTGATTCACAAGGTAGGTTAGATGTAGATAATATAACAGTAACATCTGGCGGTAGCGGTTATGCACAAATATTTGGGTTTGTTCCTGCTAATACTAATGCTACTAAATTCGCCAATATACTTATTAATGGCGGTTCGGATAAAACATATAGTTCGCCCCCAAGTATAGTAATACCACAACCAACAGCTACTGACGCAGATGGTGTATTATTGTCTAGTAACGTGCAAGCTGCAGCTAAATTTCAATTGGCACCGACAAGTATACAAGAAATTCATGTAACATTTGGTGGGTCAGGCTACTTATCTCCGCCAACAGTACAAGTTAGTGGTAATGCTACTGCTAAAGCTGTTTTAGAGAATGGGTCTGTAACAAAAATAATAATAGTAAATGCGGGTTCAGGTTATACTGAACTACCAACTATTACAATGAGTACACAACTTGGTGGAACACAAGCAACTGCAGTTGCCAGATTAACCCCGAGTGAAATTAGTGGAACACAGATAACAAATGTAGGTTCAGGTTATACTGGTGATCCAGTTTTAAGAATTGATTCTGCTACTACTAATGAAAAAAGAGCTACTTTAGAATCAATATTGATTATATTACTTAATCACGTATCAGATGCTTCAAGAACTGATACAACAAATAATTACTTTAACACAAAGGGAGATTCATATTTAACCAGTGAAAAACGGTTTGGATATAATGAAACCTTAGAAACATTGGGTTCAATACAAATACAAAGTACTGATACAGCCAATATAAATAAATATAATGTGAATTCGTTTATTCATACTAATTAATAGGAAACAAGAAAATGACTGCTATAGTAACATCAAATTTTAGGGTAATTAATGCCGAGAATTTTAAAGAAGATGTGGCTGATGCTAACACTAGTGTATATGTTGGTATTGGTAAGTCTGATGTGTGGTCTTTAACCACCTCAGATACAACCGATACGACGCCTTTTACTCCAGTTGATGCATTAGACTCATTAGGAGAGGCGTACCAAAATATGATTGGTATGAAATTAATAGGAACTGCTGATATATCTCACGTTGTTCCCAGATATACTTGGGCAACAGATACTAGTTATCATGCATGGGATTCAGATGATGGCTCGATCTTTGATAAAAAGTTTTACATCATCACTGCTGAATTTAAAGTTTATAAGTGTATTGTAGCTGGTGGATCGGTATCGACTCAACAACCAACTCAAACACTTGGTGATCCAACTGCAGAATCTGATGGATATATCTGGAAATATATGTATACAATTTCAGTTGCAGACGCAGAGAAATTTTTAACTAATTCATATATGCCAGTTAAGACTGTTAGTCCAAGAGCAGGTGGACAAGCATCTGATTATTCAAGCGATTCTACTGCTTTAAACGCTTTATCAGAAGCTGATTACGCACAATATCTTAACCAAAAGGCTTCAACTAATTCTGTCACTGCCGCTGGTATTGAAAGAATTGAAGTCACTACGGGTGGCACATATTCTAGTACACCTACTGTTGTTATCTCTGGAGATGGTACTGGTGCTACTGCAACTGCAGTTATGAGTGGTTCTGGATCAAATCAAACAGTAGCAAGTATTACTATTAATAATAAAGGCACAAATTATACAGTTGCAGATATTACATTTAGTGCTGGTGATGCCGCGGCAAGAGCAGTTATCTCACCTGAACTTGGTCATGGTACTCAACCTATTAAAGAATTGGGTGCATTCTTTATTGGTCTTAATACTCAATTAACTGGTAACGAAAATTCTGATCTTACAGTTGGTAACGACTTTAGACAAGTAACACTTCTTAGAAATCCTAAAGTATTCGGCCCAGGTGCAATTGCAACTGCTCCAACACTTAAGGCTCTTCGTTCTTTAGATTATACATCAGGTGCACCGATTACAAGTTATACTATTGACGAGTTAATAGTAGGTCAAACCTCGGGCGCGCAAGCATATGTTGTAGAAATTGATGCAGCTGCTGGTTATGTTTACTATCATCAGAATAGTAAAACTGGATATAAACCTTTTGTAAATGGCGAAAATGTTGTTGGTCAAACAAGTTCAACAACAGGTCAATTAGAAAGTAGTAGTGCTCTTCGTAACCCAGAAGTTCACCCAGGCAGTGGTGATATTATGTTCTTAGAGAATAGAAACCCTATTAATAGAACTACAACACAGATCGAAGATATTAAAGTTATTATAGAATTCTAATACATATTAAAAGAGAAAGGATAAAATGAGCACAACTACAATAAAGAATTTCCCCAGCAGCCCATATTATGATGACTTTGATGAAACAAAGAATTTTCATAGAGTTTTATATCGACCAGGCTTTGCAGTTCAAGCTAGAGAACTTACTCAAATGCAAACTGCCATGCAGGCACAGATTGACAGATTCGGCCAATATGCTTTTAAACATGGTTCGAGGGTTGTAGGTGGTAAAGTCACAGTTAATACTGAATATGACTTTATTAAAATTGATTCTGCATTTACTCATACAGTAGGCGGTACACTTAATTCAGATGGTTATCTTTCTAATTTTGTGGGTACTACTATTACTGGTGGTAACAATAGTGGAACACCAATTACTGCTAAAGTTTTACAAGTAGTTGCTTCAGATGGAACAGATCCTAATACACTTTATATAAAATATTTAAGTAAAGGTGGTTCAACTAGATCCGTAAGTACATTTGGTACGGGAGAAGAGTTTTCATCATCAGGTAGTACTACTTACTATGGTAAAGTCCAAAGCACTGGTACTCCAGTAGGTATAGGTTCATCTGCTAATATTGAAGAAGGTGCGTACTTTCTTTCTGGTACTTTTGTTTATGTACCAGCAGCTTCTTTACTCTTGGACAAATATACTAATACACCTTCATATGTTGTAGGTCTTAATGTAGTAGAAACTGAGGTTGATACTACAACTGATAATAGTTTAAAAGATAATGCTCAAGGTACTCCAAACGAAGCAGCTCCAGGAGCAAATAGATATAAAATCAGTACAACTCTTATAAAAGAATCATTAACAAATCTTAATAGCACTAATTCTAATTATGTAACACTAATACGAATAGATAACGGCGCTCTTCAAGTAGATAAAACAGATAGTACTAATGTTACAACTGAATTATCTAAAAGATTAGCGAGAAGAACATTTGAAGAATCTGGTAACTATTCAGTTAAACCATATCAATTAGATATTAAAGAACATTTAGATACAGGTTCTAATAATGGATATTTAACTTCTGGTAATGGTGGTAGTGCAGATAAACTTGCGATAGGTGTTGAACCTGGTGTTGCATACGTACAAGGATTTAGAAATGAAAACATTTCAACTAAATATCTTGTCATAGATAAACCTAGAAATGCAGCAGACGCTGTAAATATTGATGCTAATGCTAATGTCCCAACTCCTGTAGGTAATTATATTGTAATTAATACTCCAAAAGGTGTTCCTGATATATCTAACTTTACTCATGTATTACTTAAATCTGCTGTAAGCGGTGGTGGTAGTACAGTAGGTACTGCTCGAGCAAGAGCACTAGAATATATTAATAGCCAGTGGAGACTACATTTATTTGATATTACTATGTCATCCGGTAATTTTTCAGCAGTAGAAAGTGTAACACAAGCTCATTCTACTGGAATTACATTTACTGCAGATGTTACAGATTCTACTGCGGTCAGGTTTGATATTGGTAATAATGGTTTAGTATTTAAGATGCCATATGCCGCTGTTAAGACTTTATTTAATCCTAGCCCGGCCTCAGGCCAAGATGCTAATACTACAGAATATACAGTTAAGAAAGATTTTTCAACAACAATTACAAATAATGTTGCAACAATCCAACTTTCAGGTACTGATGGACACTTTACTAATATTAACACAGCTACATTTATTGCTGTTGGTACTGGTAACCTTGTAACACCAACATATAGCGGTGGAACACCTAGTGATGGTGCCACATCTATTTCTTTTGCCGCTACAGGTTCTAATGGTACTGCAGTTCGAGTTGTTGCCGATGTTGAAATAGATGGCGGAGATAAAGTACAAAAAAGTAAAACAAGAGATAATAATGAAGTTGCTTCAGGCGTAACTGCTAGTTCCGATGGGTCGTATTCATTAGGTAAAGCAGATATTATTAGAATTGTTTCTGTTGTAGATGCAACAGGGACTAATGTTACAGAAAGATTTACTCTTGATAACGGACAAAGAGATAACTATTACGATATAGGTAGAATTATCCGAAATGCGGATTCTTCTCCGGTATCTGGCGCACTCACAATTACATTTGATTATTATACTCATGGCGGTGGAGATTATTTCTCCGTAGATTCATATCCATTAGCAGATTATGATACCATTCCTTCATTTAACTCAGCACAAGGTAGTGTTGAATTAAGAGATTGTATAGACTTTAGACCGAGAAAAGGCGACTCTGCAAACGGCGGATCAACAGACTTTACCGTTGCTAATGCATCTATAACTAGTAGTCCTGATCCATCACACGCTATCTCAATGTATGTTCAATATTATATGCCTCGAATTGATAAACTTTTTATCACTAAAGAAGGTGAATTAAAAACTGTTACTGGTGTTCCATCGGATAATCCTAAGGCTCCACCAGCTCCAGAAGATGCTATGGGTCTTTATGATTTAAGATTAAATCCATATATCTTTGATTTACAAGATGTGAATCCTAAATTACTTGATAATAAAAGATATACAATGCGAGACATTGGTGCTCTTGATAAAAGATTAAAGAACGTAGAATATTATACATCACTGTCACTGTTAGAGCAACAAGCATCTAATACTCAATTATTCTCTGCTGGTTTAGAAAGAACTAAAAACGGTTTCGTAGTAGATGGTTTTAGAGGCCACAATGTTGGTAAATCTACAGATCCAGATTATCAGGCGTCGATTGATAAAGGCCAAGGTGTTTTAAGACCTAAGTTTGATGAAAGAAATGTTAATTTAATCCGTAAACCAGGTGATACTGGAACAGTAGTACAACATGGCTCATTATGTGTATTACCACATACTATTAATAATTATATAGATCAGCCATACTCATCTGTTTCGGTTAATGTTAACCCCTACAATGTATTTTCTTGGAGTGGTACTGTTAAATTATCACCAGAGTCCGATGAATGGAAAGAAACTGATATTAGACCTGATGTTATTATTAATGATGAAGGTCTATATGACCAATTCGTGACTATGGCAGAAGAAAGTGGTATTCTTGGTACTGTATGGAATGAATGGGAAACTAACTGGACTGGTGTAGAAACAGATGTTTCTATTACTGGCGGTGGTATGGAATGGGGCGGTATGGATGAATTCGAAGATGGATTCAGACGTGGTCGATGGGGCCGAAGAGGTAGACGAACTGGTTCTACAACTACTACTGCTACAACTGTAACTCAACAACAAGCACGAACTGGTCTTACTACTTCAATATCATCAGATACCGTAAACAAAGAATTAGGTTCTAAAGTCGTAGAAGTCAACTTTGTTCCATTTATGAGATCAAGAAAAATATTCTTTAAGGCTGAATTACTTAAACCTAATACTAAATTATATCCATTCTTTAATGATATATCTGTATCTACTTTTTGTAGAGAAGAAACTTTCCAAGAATTTTCAGGTAGAACTGATATTGTGACACATGAAGGTGCGACTACTCACCCAGCAGGAACAAGTACTTTAACAACCGATCCAACGGGAATGGTCGAAGGTTCGTTTGTTATTCCAAGAAATGATGTCCTTAGATTTAAAACTGGAACAAGAACATTTAAACTAACTGATTCTACTACTAATAATTCTAATGATGGTAGTGAAACTACTTTTGCAGAAACACAATTTCATGCAGAAGGTTTAATCGAATCTGTACAGAAAGAAATTTTATCAACTAAGGTTCCTAGTTTTGTAACAACCGAATTAAATGACGAAAGAACTTTAACAGATACCACAGTTCAAACTACTGTAGAGTGGGTAGATCCTCTTGCACAAACAATGTTGATTGATACTGAAGGTGGTATATTCTGTAAAAATATAGAGTTATTCTTCCATAAAGCGGATCCTGCAATTCCAGTACGAGTAAGTATTAGATCAGTAGAAAATGGTATACCAACTCAAAAGATTGTTCCAGGAGCAGACGCTGTAGTTTATCCATCTAGTGTAAATGTAAGTACTGATGCATCAGCATCTACTACTATCACATTTGATCATCCAATTTATCTTGCTCAAAACCAAGAATATGCTATCGTAATTATGGCACAGTCAGATAGTTATGAATGTTGGGTTGCTGAGATGGGCGGATTTGATAAGACTAATCTTAATAATAGAATTACTAAACAGCCGTATGGTGGTGTATTCTTTACATCACAGAATGCTTCAACTTGGACTCCAGAACAAAGTCGAGACCTTAAGTTTAAATTAAATAAGTGCGCATTCTCTGGTTCAGGTGGTGAAATTACTTTAGTGCATGATACTATTCCTGCCAAACTTTTACCTCTTAATCCTATGGTGTCTACTAGTGGTAGTGGTACTGTAAAAGTATTCCATAAAAATCATGGAATGCATCAATCTTCTAGTCACACTTACCAAGTAGCAATTACAGGAGCTGCAGCATTTAATGGACTTGCAGCTGCTAATTTAAATGGTACTCATACTATTACTACTGTTACTCATGACACTTATGAATTTACAGCTGGTGCTAGTGATACTGCAAGCGCTACTGGTTCAGGTGGTGGAGCTGCTATCTATGCAACAGAAAATAGACAGATGGATTTAGTAAGAGCTAATATTCAATCTCTTACAGTCCCAGGAACAGATATCAGATATTTCATGACTCCTTATAGTCCAACAGAAGTAGTACAGCCTAGTGGAGAAATTTTAGCTAATCAGAACATAACATTTGCTTCACCGAAGACTATTGCATCTGCTACTAATTCATCAACAAAGACATTTGAATTAAGATGTGTCATGACAACAGATAAAGATACTATTTCTCCAATTATTGATATGAATAGAACATCATTATTTACAATTCAAAATAGAGTTATTGATAATAGTTCAGGAGATGAATTATCTGCTACTGGCGGTAATCAATTAGCCAGATATTTAACCAAGAAGATAGAATTGGCTGAAGAAGCAGATAAGATTGACGTATTCTTAAATGTTAATAGACCAAGATCAGCTAATGTTGATTTATATTGGAGAGTAGTAGAAGGTGGTGCAAGTACAGATATAGAAACTGTAGCTTGGCAAAGTACTGTGATATCACAAGACCCACCGTCTATACCTATTAATGATAATCGTTCATCATTTAAAGAGATACATTACAGTATTGACCCGCCGGGAAGTTTTGGTACTATGCAATTTAAGATTGTGTTAAGATCAAGTAATAGTTCTACTGTACCACAAGTTAAAGATTTTAGAGCAATTGCTTCGACATAGGAAATATTATGCCAAGAATTAAAAAAATAAAAGATAATCCTGATTTAGTTAAAGATACTGTTACTCAAGCAGTTATAAATACTAATAGTAATGCGATACACGCACGAAGGGCTCAAATTGCAGCTTCGAAAGCTAGAGAAGACGAAATTCAAACTATGAAAGCGGATATTGCAGAAATTAAATCCTTGCTTAAAAAATTAGGTAATAAATAATGGCCAATAAAGAAACACGAATAATTAAGTCTAATACCTTAGAAGAATTTAGACAGAAAACAAATGAAGTATCATTACACTTAGGTGATAATGAACAATTAAATTCATCATTAACGGATAAAACATTTGATTTTGCTAATGTCTCTGCAGGTGATACACTTTTTGATGCAAATGATAATAATAGTAAAACAGTAGAATTTAATATTAAGTCTGAAGAAACTTTAGATAACACTGGTGGATATATTATACTTAAAGGTTCACCGACTCTCACAGGTTTTGTTGCTACAGCAACTGTTACTCAAACAGGCGGTTATTCTGCAACTATTGTAAGTGTATCTAGTGATAAAATTTTAGTAAAAAATTCAATTGGTACTTTTGATTCGACAAAAAACCTAACAGTAGGTTCAAACAATATACCTAATGCAAATATAGTAAGAATTATAGCAGAAGCATACAATGTAGGTGTTGTAAGAGTATATGTTAACAATGCTGAAATTAGTCAGAATTTATTGGCCGGTGGTTTTCACGTAGCGAATAGTTCTTCAACAATTCCACTTTTAAATAGTCCTTCAATAACAGACTTTAATGAAGGTGCAACAATTTATCAAGGTGGTGCTCTAGGAACTGCAACTTTTAGTGCGACAGTGTTGAGTGCTACATCTACACAATTAAGATTAAAAAATCATACTGGTAGTTTTAGTCAGTCTACACTAATAAAAGTAGATGGTTCTGCTGCAACTATTACAGGAGCAAACCACGGTGATCTTAGTAATAGAGATATTACAATAGGGAATGTAATTGAGTTAAATACTCCTGCAGCTGCAAATGATGATATTAGGATTTTTTCATCAAGTGTTGTAGACGCAGTTAACGAGTTGCAAGATGATGTTGGTATCATTGAAAATCTAGAAGCAAGTCTTGGTACAGATGTTGTAACCGCACTTAATAATATTGAATCAGTATTCGATGCATCTGCATATGGTATTAGTGCTGGTGCAGCTGCGTTTGATATTACATCAGGAACTCTTACCCTTGATTCAAGCGGTGACATTAATTTAGATGCTGATGGTGATAGTGTTCATCTTAAAGCAGGGCCGTCAGGTCAATTCGGAGAATTTGAAAGAACAGGTACTAATTTAATAATTAAATC